ATGCAATGGGAGCAATTAAAACTTGTAACCTTACAATAGAATTAATATTACAAAATGCACAAATGTCAGTAAGTGGAGTTTATACTTACGAAGATGATGGTGTAATTAATCCTGATAATATTTCCCTAGTACCTGGATCTTTAATTCCTGTAGCACCTGGATCTAAGGGCTTATTACCAATTCAGGCAGCATCTAATTTTGATGTTGCCCAGTTGGTACTAAATGATATGCGTCAGAATATTAAGAAAGCTTTGTATATGGAAGCATTAGGAAGACCTGAAGGAACTCCTATGACTGCTACCGAAGTTTCAGAAAGAATGGCAGATCTATCAAGACAGATAGGTTCATCTTTTGGAAGACTTCAATCTGAATTAATTAATCCATTATTAAAAAGAATTATTAGAATTTTATCTAAACAAGGTAGAATTGACATCCCTAAAGTTAACGGTAGGGAAGTTAAAATAGCTCCACGTTCACCTCTAGCACAAGCTCAACATTTACAAGATGTTGCAGATGTAACTAGGTTCAATGAAATAATAGCAGGTACATTTGGCCCACAAATGATTAATTTAATTGTGGATCAAAATGAAACTGCAAAATATTTAGCAGAAAAAATGAACTTACCTGAAAAACTTATTAGAGATGAACAAGAGCAAAAACAATTATTAGATCGTTTACAACAATTAAATCAAAGTCCAGAAGAAGGAGGAGAAGCTCCACCAGGAGCATAATATGACATGGGATTCATTAAGGAAAGAAAAACCAAAAATTGCAAATAGTGTAGATGGATATGTTAGAACAGAAGCTGATGAAGCTAAACTAAACAAACATTTTGCTACTCTCTTTAAAGGAGATGATGGCAAAGTTGTTCTAGACTACTTACAATCAATAACTACTGAAGCAGTTGCTGGGCCTAATATAACTAGCAACCAATTATTTCATATTGAAGGTATGAGATTTTTAGTAGGAATAATCAAAACAAGAACAAAAAAAGGAGAACAAGATGGCAGATGATAATGTTGAAGTTTCAGCACCAATCGCTACAGATGCACCTTCTGAAGCAGCAAAACCTGAATATGTGCAGGATAAGTTTTGGAATGAAACTACTAAAGAAGTTAACATAGAAAACCTTGCTTCAAGTTATAATACACTTGAATCAAAACTAGGTTCTAGAACAGAAGATCTTTCTAAACAAATTAGAACGGATATTGAATCCGAAAGAATGAAAAATGTTCCAGAATCTTATAAACTTAATATACCTGAAATGGAAAATGCAAAAGTTTCTATTTCAGAAGATATGCCTATTGTTCAATGGTGGGGAGAAACTGCTAAATCAGCAGGTCTATCACAAGAACAATATGATTCAGGAGTTAAAGCATTTATGAATAATGCTGTAGCTAATTTACCTAATCCAGATCTTGAAAGACAAAAATTAGGAGATGCTGGTAAGGAAAGAGTAGAAGCTGCATCCATGTGGTCAAAGAAAAATTTAACACCTGAAGGTTATTCTACAATAGCTGACATAGCTGGAACCGCTAATGGAGTAAAAGTTATTGAAGAATTAATGAAACTAACAAAAGATACAAGTATGCCTACATCACCAACACAAATTGATGTTACCGCTACCTCTGATGATTTAAAATCAATGCTAAATGATCCTCGTTATTGGGATAGCTCAAAACGAGATCCTGCATATGTAAGACGAGTAACGGAGTTATATGAGAAGGCGTACAAAGGACAAAGCAACTAAAGCTAAGTTTAAATTTAAAAAATTAAAAAAACCCTTTAAATGGCTAGATTGTGTTTCTCAAACAGGTTGGTTAACTACTGCTGAAATTGAAGCGGCAGTACCTGCTCAATGTATCACAGGTGATTTTTGGGTTTATAAAAATACAGATGATTTTATTACTCTTTTTGGTACTTATTCTTATGATGAAAAAGGTGCAATAGAATTTGGTGAAGTAATTACTATTCCTAAACAATGGATTTAATGTGCGTTGCCAACAATATCCTTAATACAATATTTCTTTAATTAAGACCTTTAGAATGTTTAATGTTAGCCCTTAATTCAAGGACAACTTTCCTCTGCATTAAAAAGATAATCGGTAATAATAACAACTAACAATAAGGACATAATACAATGGCAAGCTCAATAACAAATGCCTTTATTACTCAGTTCGAAGCTGAAGTTCATATAGCTTACCAAAGAATGGGAAGCAAATTGAAAAATTTAGTTAGAACAGTTAATGGTGTTAATGGTTCTACTGTTAAGTTCCAAAAAGTTGCAAAAGGTTCTGCAAATACTAAAGCAAGACATGCTGAAGTAGTTGCAATGGATCTAGCTCACACAGCAGTGAGTGCAACACTTACGGATTACTATGCAGCAGATTACGTTGACAAACTTGACGAGTTAAAGGTTAACATTGATGAAAGACAGGTTGTAGCTCAATCAGCAGCATATGCACTCGGCAGAAAAACTGACGAAGTGTTAATTGCTATTCTTGATGCAGCAACTTCAATTGCAGCTAACGTCGCTTCTTCAGCAACTGGGATGACTCTCATTAAAGCTAAGAATATGATGGAAGTGTTTAATGGAAACGATGTTCCTGATGATAATCAAAGATACTGGGCAGTAGGGCCAAAACAATGGTCTGACCTATTATCTGTTGATCAATTCTCTAGAGTAGAATACGTAGGGCCTAGTGATCTACCATTCCCTAATGGCATGACTGCCAAAAGATGGATGGGATTCCTATTCTTCGTACACTCTGGTTTATCAACATCAGGTTCTGACAGATTAAATCTGGCATTCCATAAATCAGCAATTGGCCTAGGTATCGGTTCAGATGTACGTACTGAAGTTAACTACATTCCTGAAAAAGTTTCACACCTAATTACTTCTATGATTTCATTAGGTAGTGTTGAAATTGACGGTGATGCAGCAAGAGTTCAGTTATGTACAGAATAATAACTAAAGGAGATAAATAATATGGCATACGCAACATCAAATCCCATCAAGAAAATTTCTCAGATGGGTGCCTCTAATGCTCTTTGGTATTATACTGACGGAGATGCAATTGGCACGATAGATGACGCAGATTACTTTTTAACCGACTACGCAAACCTTACCGCAGGTGACATAATTTTTGTCAACAGTGGTGGTTCAAATGGTGTAGTTGATATATTAATAGTATCAGCTTCGTCTTCAAGCACTGTAACAACAGTAATATTAGCTTAAGGCTAAACTAACTTGGGGGAAGCAATTCCCCCAGGTACTTAAAAAATTATGGCAACAACAAGTATAGATATCTGCGCAAGAGCATTAGTGATGATAGGTGCACAACCTATTTCTTCTTTCTCAGATGGAAGCACAGAAGCTTTAGTTGCATCAAATATTTATAATGATATATGTGAAGCATCATTAACAAGACATAGATGGAGATTTGCGACTACTCAAAAAACATTATCATTATTAGCAAGCTCTCCAACAGGAAGATATGATTATGGCTATCAAATGCCAACCGATCCTGCGGTATTACAAATTATTTCAATTACAGTAAACGATTACGTAATTCCCTATTCAAGATATAAAGATTATATTTATGTAAATAGTTACGGTTCATCAAGTTCATTAGTGATGGATTATATTTACAAAGTAGGAGAAGGTTATTTTCCTCCTCATTTTAAATTAGCTTTAGAATATGAATTGGCAGCAGTCTTTGCAGGTTCTGTGGCTAGAGATTCAGCTATGATTAGACAATTCAAAGAACTAGCTGAAAGACAATTTCTTGTAGCTAAGAATATAGATTCTCAGGAAACAACTACAAAAGTTTTAGACACTAATAGATTTGTAAACTTGAGAAATTCTACAAGAACGGATGTATAATGGGAAGAACATTACGAACTGTTATAACCAATTTTTCATCAGGAGAGCTTAACCCATTATTAGCAACTCGTACTGATGTATCTTCATATTTTCAAGGTGCTAAAGAATGTAAAAATTTTGCTTTATTAGCAGAAGGTGGTTTAATGAGAAGACCAGGTACTTCTTATTTAGCAACACTTCCTGCAGAAAGTAGAATTATTCCATTTATATTTTCTGATGATGAAGTAGCTATAATTATATTATCTAATAATAGAATGGATGTTTATAACACATCTGGTACAGTTATAACATCAAACTACACAACTAATTGTAATTGGACTACAGCTCAATTATTTGAATTAAACTTTGCTCAATTTGGAGATACAATTTTTATAACCCATAGAGAAAATGCAATAAGAAAAATATTTAGAGTTTCATCATCATCATTTACTGTAAATGCATTTTCATTTGATACTCATTCTTCTGGTTATCCAATATACGAACCTTATTATAAATATGCAGATAGTGCTACTACGATAGGAACATCTGCTACTACAGGATCTGTTACAGTTACAGCAAGTGCTAGTACATTTTCTGCTTCATGGGTAGGAGTAAAAATTAGAAAAGATTCAAAAACTATGACAATAACTGGCTATACAAGTGTAACTGAAGTTACAGCTACAGTTAATGAAACATTAGATAATACAACAGCTACTGCTGATTGGGATGAACAAACTATTTCAGCTTTAAGAAAATATCCTCAAGCTGTTACATTTCATGCGAAAAGATTATGGTTTGGTGGATTATATTCTAAACCAGCGGCAATTATTGCATCTAAAATTTCTGAATATCATAACTTTGATGTTGATGACGCAGATGATGCTGATGCTATTGATGTAGATATTTCTGGAGATCAAGTTAACGAAGTAAGACACATGTTATCTGGAAAAGACTTACAAATATTTACAGATGGTGGTGAATATTATGTTCCAGTTGCTTCTACTGATAATACTATTACTCCATCTAATGTTAGTATTCAAAGACAGACTCCATACGGAATCTCAAGAACAGCTCCTAAGATGTTTGATCTTGCAACAGGATTTGTTCAAAAGAACGGAAAAGCAATTAGAGAATTTATTTATTCAGATCTTGAAGATGGATATAAATCAACTTCAGTTTCAATTCTTGCACAACATTTAATAGATAGCCCAAAAGAAATAGCTATTATGAAAGGCAACAATACAAGACCTGAACAATATGCTTTCTTTTTAAATAATGGAAGTACATACCCAGGTAAGTTATCTGTATTTCATTCTGTTAGAGAAGAAAAAATAGCAGGATGGGTACAATGGTCAACTAGATCAGGAGATACTTTTCAATCAATAGCAGCTCTTAATGAAAATTTAATTTGTATTGGGAAAAGATCTTTTGATGGATCTACTGTTTATACATTAGAAAAATTTTCAGATGATGACAGCATCACACTTGATTGCCAAACAACTTCAACATTAAATCAAAGAGGAACTCCTTTAGTTAAAGGTGGTTCACAAACAGGAACAACTTTAATTACCGATGGTTTTACATCAGCACCTAAAGTAAATGAAAAATTTACAATAGCTGGAAATTCTACCGAATATACAATTTCATCATTAGTAGATAATAGTGGAGGAACATACACCTTAACATTAGATCAATCTTTGGCAGCAACTCCTGCAGATAATGCAGTTATTACTTTAACAGAAGGATATTTACATACTGTTAATGGAATTTATACAGCAGAATCAGTTAATGTAGTAGAAGGTAATAGTTCTATTGGAGCTTTTACGGTATCAGGTTCAGATACTATTACACTTACAAACGCACCCAAAGCAACAGCTTTAAAGGTTGGATTTAATTTTACACCAACTTTAGAAACTATGCCTATAGATAAAGAATTACCTGAAGGCCCATTAACAGGTCTTCCAAGAAGAATCTCAAGAGCTATCGTTGATATTAATACTACACTTGATATGACAATCAAAGCTGCAGATAGCACCTCTAAAGCTTTAGTCGTTCAACAAGTATCAGATGACGTTAGCTCTGACCTAGTTCCAGTTACCTCTAAAAAAGAATTTTTCTTTTTAGGATATGATAAAAGTCCAACAATAACAATTTCACAAGATGATCCATTACCTATAAAAATATTAGGAATGGCAGTAGAGGTAGTTTTTGCATGAGTGCTGATCCATTAACATTAATAACAATAGGTTCTAAGTTATGGGATATTAAAGAATCTAGAAAACAATCTAAAATAGAACAACAAAGATATCAAGATCGTATTCAAAAAATAGCTGAAGTAGCTAGACGAGAAGAAGAAGATCGTAAAGATCAATTAAAATTAGCACAAGCTCATAACTTAGCTATTCAAGCAGGTACAGGTTTTAGCATTGGTAGTAGATCGTTTTTAAATATACAAGAGCAACAATATATTAAAGCAGAAAAAGATATAGCTACAATAAGATTAAATATGACAAGTGATATTAATGAAATGTCATTGAGTGCTCAATTAGCAAAATCAGAACGTAAAAAAGAACAATTTGGTGGATGGGTATCTATTGCAGGTGGTTATGCTGAATATAAGGCGAAAAAAGATGCATATAGTTAATACATTTATAATATTATTTTTTTTGGGAGTTTATCAATAATGGCATTAGATAGTGGTAAAAAAGTAATTAAGTTAAAAGAAATTAGTGGAAGTGTTCCTTATGTTCCAGCTAAAAGTAAATTAAGTATAGCTGTAGATGCATTTACACCAGCATTAAAACAATTAAAAAAAAATGCTTTAGCTGTAGATCAAGCTAATTGGTATAATGACTTTATAGAAAAAACTTCAGCTCAATATGAAATATTTTCTGAAGAATATAAACTTGATCCTAATGGTATGGCAGCATCTACCAAAACATACACAGATAATTTATTACAAACTGTTCCTGAAGCTTTTAGAGTACAAGCTGCATCTATTTTAGCACATAAAAATTCAGCTATGATAGGTACAGCAACTAATGCTTATATTAGTTTACAAACTGATAAAGCTTTATCTGGTAATTTAGAAACAATGAATAATACTGCTGCAGATAATAGTGCTGCTTTAAGTGTTATTTTTAATAATGATCTTGATAATGCTGAAGCTAAAATTTCTAAAATTAATTTAGAAACTCAAAATAATAGCGTTGCAAGATTAAATAATGATGCCCATAATAGTCAAAAATTAGTTGACAATGCAATCTTAAGTCAAAAAAACCACGATACATATGTAGATGCAAATATTAAAGCTTTTACTAAAAATAGATTATTAGCAGTAATGCAATCTTTTGATGGTGAAGATGAAGCATTTAATTACTTACAATCTTGGTTAAATGGAGAAGATCTATATCCTGTAGATGATCAAAGTAATGCTATTTTTGTTAGAGCTAACCAGAATTTAAAAAATTACGAAAATAGAGAAGATATATATACTGAAGTCTTTACTTCTTTTAATAATATTCGTGGTAAAAAAATAGCCGATCTTAATAAAGATAAAAATTTTAATTTACCCTTTCAACAAGAGTTTGGTATGCCAATGCATTTTTCAAACTTTGCAAATGGTGCGAATAGAAATGCTGCTCTATATATAGATAAATATTATTCCACATTAAAAACTAATGATAAAAAGAAAGTTTTAAAGGAATTAAATTCTATGTATAAAATAAATGATGCTGCAGCTCTTGCTATGAACGATCAAAAAGTTACCAATTTAAATGCAGATGAATTAGAAAAAATGTTTGAAATGATTATGTTCAATCATAATATTGTTGATCCTGAAAGTATCTTATCTGTTTCAGATGCTAACTATGGGAAAATGAAAGCTATATTTGCTAGACAAGGAGTTGTTCCTAAAATATGGAAAAATTATTTAAGTACAGCAGTAGGAGATACATCTAATCCAGCAGTTTTAAATGATGTTAAAAAAAGAGTAGAACTATACAATGATATAAAAAATGATTTCGGCATTAGTCAATTAAAAAATACTAATGAATTAATTAAACATATTACAAATGGAAATTTTGTTTCTGATAATTCTATCATAGCTACAGCAGAATCTTTTAAAACAAGAGATATAAAAGAAATTACAAAACACGTTAATAAAAGTGTTTCTGATGATTCTGCAAAATTTCATAAAATGATTCTTCATGCTTTAGATAATAATCCTTCTTTATTAGATAATATTTTTTCACCATTTAGAGCCAGTGTATCTAGAGATTTATCTTTAAGTACTTTTTTTGGTGATGGTAATAAATATTCTAAAGTATTAATTCCTAATAATTCTACATTAGGTATTCAACATAAGTTTACTTGGTTTGCTGATGAACCAGGTGATGTAATACCTCCTGCTATACAAACTGAATTTTTAGAAATGGTTAAACAAAAATTAATTAATAATGCACCCAATGGATCTTTTGATATTTATGAAAATGATAATAAAACAATAACAACTGCTGTATTTGAAACACTTGAAGAATTGTTAGCTTCTGGTCATTCACCAAGTAAATATACTGAAGATGGTCAAGTACGTTTAGTTAAAAATGCCATTGAAGCTGAATTTAATATAAATGGTAGTGCATTACATTGGTCAGCAATGAACGCTGTTGATGCTTATTATAATACATTACCAGCAGATCAAAAAGCTAATGCATTTGGTATTAATTCAAGAACACAAAAACCTTATACTTTACAAGAAGTAAAAAATTTTATTATAGATACAGATAGTAATATTATTTATCAACCCACTAACAAGACAGTTAATGGTAAGATTGGTTATAAAATAATTATTAAAAATCCTGATGGATTAAAAATTAAAATTACAGATGCTAATGAAGTATGGCAACCTGATGGATGGGATCAAAATCTTAAACCTGATGCTCCTGCAAATAAAGCAGAATTAATTTCTTATCTAGCTTTAGAAAGAAAAAATATTATAGACCAATGGTTAGGCCCCCATGATCCTAATGATGGTAATATAGAATATTTAGTCAAACGATTATCACATGGTATAGAAAAATTTAAAATAAAACTTTCAGATTTTTCATGGATGGTTGATATACCTTTAATGGATGATCTTCCTACTGAATGGAAACCATTTAAAGCATTATTTGATTTAGCAAGTACTAATGTACCTGATTTATCAGAAGAAGGAAGTAAAATTGAAACAGAAATTAAAAAAATTAAAGATGCTTTAATATATGAAGAAGAAATAAATTTAAATAATAAAATTGATTCCCAAGCAAAATTTGCTGAAGGTTTATTTTTTCCAGATAAAATGCCATTTCAACATTATAATGATCAAACAAATTTTATGCATTTTGTTACAAAGAATTGGACAGATAAAACATTACCATTAACTTTTAGAACTAATAATTATATGGCAGTTAAAAAGATTGAAGGTCTATGGGATGGTGCTTTAGATCTTAAAAATGAAGGTAATAATGCTGCTGTCTTTGCACATCCTGCAGATAGTATAAGAGCAGGAGTAATAGTAATGATGAATATGTCAACTATTGTAAATACTAAAGTAATTAAACAATATGGAGATGTTCCTACTATTGAAAAAATATTAACTCATTATGCTGAAGATAGTAAATCATATTTAAAAGCTCTTAAAGAAACTAATATGACTAAAGATGATACAGTTAATTTTCAAGATCAAGATCAAATGCACGAACTAATTAAATTTATGATTAGACATGAAATGGGTGGTGAAGCATTTGATAAATATTATCCAAAAAATAATCACATGATTTTAGATGCTTATATACAACAAGGTTATAGAAATGGTCTTAATCATTTTGCTGGTAAATTCGTAAATTAATATGGGAAATTTTTATTCACAAATTACACCTTTAACTTTTGAAGAACATCAAAAGAGAGCTTTAGAAAATGCTAAAACCTATGGTAAGTTTCAACCTATTACTGATACTTGGGAAGGATTCAGAGAGGAAAATTTAATAGTAATGGGTGTAGAAGAATTGCTTGATAAAAGTAATTTTCAAACTGATTTAACTTATAATCCTAAAGAAGATCCACAATTAGAAGGTTATGATTTTATGATGGATCAATTTTTATTTAGTAGAAGTGCAGCAGAAACAACTTCTATTATTGAAGATTTAAAATATAATGCAAGTATTCAAAAAGAATCCCCATTTTATTTTCTTGGTAGATTATTAGGTGCATTTGCAGATCCTTCTACATTATTACTTGCGACTAAATTTGGTAGAGGAGCCATGGTATTCGGTTCGGCAGTAACAACGGAAGAATTTATAAAACAAAATCTAGATCAAACAAGATCAGATGATATAGTACCTTTTGTAGCAACAGCAGGTTTTGTTCTTCCAGCTATTATTAATAAGTTTTCTGCACCAGTACCTAATAAAGTTATAGATAATGCTATTACATTAGATAAACAATGGAATAAAGGTGGAATACCACCTACTAAAGTTACTAAAGTAGGAGATAATACAGGAACTAAAATTTATGAAGATGGTGTTTTAGTAGATCCAAATAAACTAGATACTCCACCAAGTAGTGTAGGAGCTGCTGCTACTAGAACTGAAAAACCTTCTACTCCAGGTAAAAGAATGGAAGGAGAACAATTTGTTAAATCTAATTTAAAAATATTTGGTGAAGATGGCCCATGGACTCCTGTATTTAGAGTAGTTAAATCTACTTCTCTTTTAGCTAAAACTATCATGGGAGATATATTAGATACACCTTTATTAAAAATTAAAAATACTAAATCACATGATTGGACAGCTAGTACAGGTTCAATTGAAACTAAAATGAAAGTAATGCGAGTAGATGAACTTGAAGCTCATATATTAGTTAAAAATAAATACCTTGAATATGTTGGTAGAACACAAGGAGAAAATGCAAAACCTAAACTTAATATTACTATGGCTTTTCATAATAAACTAACACCTGGATATTATTCATTAGATGAATTTTCTAGAGAAGTATCTAAAGCTAGAATACTTAAAAGACATGATGTACCAGAAGTAGATGCAGCGGCTAGAATATATGGTGAAAAAGTTTATGACAAACTTTGGAAAGAAATTGATGAATTAGGTATTAGAGAAATGCCTGTAGTTAAAGAATTAGCTTTATGGGAAGGTACTTTAAAAAAAATGAGAAAAAATAAAGAAGGTACTACTACATTTACTAATCCTTCAGATAAATCAAAACATACTTATTCTATTTCTCAAATAGAAAGTACTATAGATGATCTAACAAAACTTTTAGCTAGAATTAGATCTGGTTCTAAAGTTGATAACTATATTAATAGAGTTTATTTAAAAGATGCCATAGATGCTAATCCTGCAAAATTTAGAGAAATTATAATAGCTAATAATAGACGACAAAATATTACAATGAATAAAAAAGCATTAGATGAGTTAATTGAAGATCTTACTCATTATTTTCCTTTTAAACGATTTGAAAAAACGCCTTGGAAACAATGGCTTGATGAATGGGAAGCATTTGGTAAAGGTGGAGTTAAAGGACTAGATGACTTTTTGGCATACAAAAGATTTAT